TTTCGGACGATATTTTTCTACCCATAGTTCTTTCATGTTCTGCCTCTATGACACGTTGGCGCAGTTCGGATGTTGAAAAACTGTGCCTACGTTGATTAAAATAGAATTCAGTTGGAATATTCCAACCTGTAAATTCTTTGCCTTTGTATTCTTCACCCAGTATTCTAATATCTATTCTAAAAGAAAGCAATATGTCACGTAGTTCTTTCTCTGTGGCATACGGTATAATTTGATCTACAAACTTACAGGCATTCAATTGAATGAATCTTTCAAATAATGTTTGTACTGGTTTATTTTTTTCCGGACGATCAATAGTAGGATCGGTCTGTAATCCCACAATCAAAAAGTCACATTGTTTTTTTGCTTCTTCGAGCATCATAATATGCCCGGCATGAAACAAATCAAATGTTGAACAAGTAAACCCTACTCTCATACCATTTCTTCTGCGACACCTAACACTTCTGCAAGTATTAATAAACTACCTGCATACCAAAGCATACTATAACACAATGCCACGCCTGCTGCAACTCTAACGGCACTCTTAGCAAAACTAATGTATTTGTGTTTGACTGGATCAGGATGTTTATAGTTTATTTCTGGCTCTGGCTCACCAGCTAGTACTTTATCAATTCTAGAGCGTAGTTCTTTCATTGCTTCTATGTTTTTTTCATGTTCGTTCATTTTACAGCCTCCAAGGTATTAGCTTAATTGTACAGAAAAAAATAGGGCCCGTCAAGGCCCTATAACATTTTTTCTTATCGTTTTAAACGTCTAAAGGTTTTTCGTCGGCTTTGGCAAGAATACAATCAGTGTCTACTCTTCGAATAATGATTTCGTTGCCGCTTTCATCTTCGATAGTGATACCTCTGGTCCAACGGCCGTGCTCAACCAAAATCCACTCACCAACAGCTACGTCAGTTTGTTCATGCCCAATAGCAAAAACTTTACCCCATCTAGGTCTGATACCTTCAGTTTTACCATCGTCATTAGGCAAAACAATACCCCCAGCACTTACACGCATATCAAACTCCATGTCAGAAACAAAAACATTGTTTCTTATAGGTTTTAATTTACCTTTTACAACGTTCATTGTTCGTCCTTTGATGCTGTGCCTTTATAATAATCTTTCAAAACATCTTCACGCTTTCGGATAATTTTGCCCCCTGGACCCAATTCGTCTCCACGAGCGTTTACACGAGCATTTCCTACCGCTGGTGTAAGTTCATTTTGATTTCTTAATTTTTCCATATCCACTTCTTTACCTTGAGCACTTCTGTAAATGGTTCTTTGTTTTTCTTTCATTGACATTTAAAAATCTCCTTAAGTTATCTCAAAAAGTCTTTCCAATCTAGACCGTATTTAATCGGGTCTATTTTGTGTACACCTATTAAGAATAACACAAAACTACTGACACTACTACCCCGACCTACACCCCAGACGATATTGTTTCTTCTGCAAGTGTCTACTAGATATTTAAGCCATCTTAGCAATGGCACCATTTTTCTTCTTTGAAATTCACTATACTCGTCTTTTACACGTTGTGTTTCACAGTCATTTGAACAAAGATTAAGACAGTAATGTTCTATGTCAAAACTTTCGTATTCTTCCGGTAGAAACCAGTTATCTTGATGTAAGTGATCAAACGTGCTTTGATCAATATTTTCGAAAATTGATTGATCGAAAATATTGATGTTTATTTCTGTGGTTTTTTTAAATTTTTGTATTTCTGGAGTGTCGGACAAATTGATCTGACTTATACAGTCCAATTGATCTCTGTAGATCAGATCAATTAGATCTTTCTCGTCATATATAACATTGCCAAATTTATCATAGGTCATCCAAGTATTTTAGTTTACTTGAATTAAATTGTCAAGATCTTTGTTTCTTTTTTGATATTGTTGTTCCCATGCTTTGGCTCTTCGGGTATTAATTTCTTCTTTATAAATTTCTAGGAATTGTGCTATTTGAAATCTTAGATTAGGATTCGATGTAGTCCAGTATTTTTTACTCAAATCTTGTATTTTGGATTCAATTTCTGAATCCTTAAGTGAACTCATATCGTCGACTAAAGGATTAATAGCTGTCATTGAAATACACCAATCTTTTTCAAGTATACGCTTAAACCTTGGTTAACACTCCAAGCTTCGATAACTACTTCACTATTGCCAGCTACCGACAATTGTGGACTAGCACCGCCAGTGAATTCACCAGTTACTTGTTTAAATATACCACCAGCTTCTGTACCAAACGTGACAGTTCTTGGTGAAGCAGATTGATTTATAATATGAACTTTAACAATATGATATAAGTCACTGTCGGCCCAGTTTCTAAAAGTTAACGAATGATCACCACCCAAAGTGAATACTTGTAATGGTCCATTGTCGAGATTAACATCAGTGGCGCCAGTTGTCGTGCCATTGTTTCTTACTGACCCATAAAACTTATTCACTTCGGCGTTCTCTAAAAGAAGTCCGTTGAAGTTGTTTGCTTCATTTAGTTTTGCAGTATCGCTCTGTAGATCAGAAATCTCATCTTTGGCCACAGTTAGTGCTGTTCTTATATTTGTAAAATTTTCTCTGAAACCTTGACTGTTATTGTCCTGTCCTGCAACAGGAAACGCTCCATCAATATTAGAAACGTTTATTTGGCTTGTCATATTGTAACTCCATCGTTTTTAAACACTAGATATTTATCGCTACCATATCCGGTAACCGCATCGATTATATATCTATCTACAGTAAAATCTAAATTTTTAAAATCAAATTTGTTGAAATTTATGTTTGTTAAGATAATATCGCTGGTACCAGGTTTACAGTAGCAAATGGGCATAGCTAACACAAATCCAAGCTCTTGACGGACATCATCCTGCACAGATCTCATCCATAATGGGAGATAGTTTCTTTCAGTAAGTCCAACTGCTTTTAATCTTTCCCTCCAGATACTAATACTGCTGGGATATTGGCTTTTGGCATTTGGATCGCTGACAGAAATGTTTGTTTGATCTACGGTTATTTTTTGATTAGGTCTAGGTAAGTACGGTTCGTCTATGTTCATTCTAGATAGATTTTCACGACCATCCCATATTGCATTACTGGTATCAGCAGTTATTTTGTTAACTGCATTTTTATGATGTGTGATTTTTGAATTTAACTTCAACCCATTAGGTTCTAAAGGATCTAATAATTCTACGTAAATCACTTCATACACTATGTTGTTTGTCCCCGGCAATTTGGCCTTTGCTGTTTTGACGTCACCAAATATTAAACTTTTCCTTTTGTGATTTAATCCCATGGCACTAACGAACCTAGCAGCATCCTTAGTTTCAATACCTGCATATACTAAAGATAACATATCTCTCTGTATACCAAAATTTAAATCATTGGGTCTATAAATTAACTCTGGGGAAAATATATTATTGTCATTTACAAAGGAGTTGAAAAGAAATCTCTTTTTCTGATCCATAAATGCTCTAATATAGATACTACTGTATAGTCTATCGTTTGGTGTGTTTACTCTTAGATTAAATTCTCGATCAATATTACTGTATTCTGCTTGATCATGCGCTCTTATTACAAATTTAAATTCTCGATCAATACTGGTAGTACCACCATCAAAAGTTTGATTAACGTAAATGCCATCGCTGAAAGTTGTCATTCCAACAGTCCCGATAGAGCTGTATTGATTTACTTTACCAGTTATTTCTCCGTTCAGTTGAAGGGTAAGTCCTGGTGGTAACGAACCTGCAACTAAATTATATGTTATCACTGGATTTTGAAAAGTAGAGCTTGCCTCAACTTTTAATGTACTGATGTAATTGGCATCGATTGGTGGCAATGTACTTGGGGTTTCCCAGGCCATTGTGCTGTTAACTTCACCTAAAACCTTTATTGTAAATGTTCTTTTCGTTGACGCGATTTCATTGTCAGTACCATACCTAGAAGCAGTTACAGTGAATCTATAATTCTTTATAACCGCAGGCTGATAAGGAACTATTCCATAAAGTTCTGAAGTTAATGGATCAAATTGTAAATTAGGTGGTATCACGCTCGGTGTACTATCTGGATTTACAGAATCTAGCTGATAAAATACAGGGCCTAATACCTGAGCTTCATAAACATCTAAAAAGATAGTAACATAGTTATTGGCTCTATAAAGACCCAAATCTGTATCAGTGGTCCAAATTGGTGATCTTAGGTATGTGCCATCAGCAGTATATACACCATTACCTGCTGATGTTATTGTATTATCTGCACGTAGGAAGTCGTCGCCTACTACGAAAATTTTAAATTGTCTTTTTGTAACAGTGTCACCATCTGTTATACTTAAAATAAATTCGTAATTTCTATTTAATTTTCTAGGAGACTTTGACGGTAAAAATAAATCGTAAGCACCTGAATCAAATAAGAAACTGTCATATCCGTTGTCTGGACGAAGGCCATAATCATATCCGTACTGATCATACAGTGCATTACCATAACTGCCATCCCTTTCTTCAACGGGAATCGATAATAGTGGTTGTATAAACCCCTGTATTCTTCCATCTTCAGTTAAACTAAGGCCTGGCGGGAGATCCCCGTCTCCGCTAGAAATGAAATATCTTAATTTTTGTCCAGCAGCAGTATCATTATCAATAGCATCTATTTGGAAATCAACATACGATGAATCTAAAATAAAAAGTTGTCCATTCGCACCTATTGGCAGTGCTCCAGTATTATTCAATATTACTGGTTGATCACTGCCGTCTATCGTTATTGAAAATGCTCTATCAGACAGTTCTGTGACATTTGTTGATGTGTTAAAATTACTGGCTCGTATAACAAATTTGAATTCCGTCGGTCTAGGAACTTCAAATGGAGTACCTACGATGTTATTTCCAGATATTCTTAAACCGGGTGGTAAACTGCCACTAATTATTGAGTATTTTATTGTCGATGGTGGACTAGCAACTGGCAAAGCCAGAATCACTGAATTACTTTCTTCTATGATTCCGAAAGAGTGGTCATTATTGACAGTCCAGATATCCAACATAATTAGTCCTTGATACTGTATTTATCGAGGACTAAATTAGTTTAAATCTACCCATCCTGAACTAATGTATCCTTGGAATTTTGTTGGACCGCCACTTCCGGTGCTATCTGATACTAGAATTATCATGCCAATTTCCGGACTTGTGATAGCAGCATTTCTATCGGTGGGATCTGCATAAACTGGTAGTTTAAATGGCACAGTGCCTGTGATTGATTTGGAACTTGCTGTTAATCGTATAGCACTAGATCCCGACGCATCTGATGTCACAAACTCAAATCTACCAGCAGGTGCAATACCATTAGTTACAGTGCTATCGATAGCAACTCTAAATTTTGCCGTACTTTGAAAACCAGCAAGACCAGTTAATACACTATAGTTTATAGTAGAAACTTCATCGTTGTTCTGTACAGCTTGTGGAAATATTGGATTCGACCCTCTAGCTCTTAAAAAGTTAACTGTTGATCCAGTAACCGGACCGACAGGACTGAATTCTCCCGAAGGGAGATCAGCAGAGGTTGATGCTGTATTGTGAGTTGTAGAAATATTTAATGAACTGTTGTTATTAACAGCATTGGCAATAGAAATACCAGAATTAACAGCATCAAATAATAATTCTAATCGCTGTGCTCTTAAAATCGCAGACGTGTTAACAACACCGCCACTAGCTGGAGATAGTTCAATATTGTCGCCGGTAGTAGCTGTTGATATTGTATTTGTGGAAATTACTAAATCACCGGTGTTAAGGGTTCCCTGCAATTCACCTCTTAGTACACCAGCAATTCCATCCACTAAAATAGTACTGTCATCAGCAAATACAGAACCTTTTACATCACCGGTATGATATCCTGTGACGTTACCTGTGACGTTACCTGTCAAATCACCTGTGACGTTACCTGTCAAATTACCTAAGAATCCACTACCGGTCACTGACCCGCCAACAATCATTGAATTGTTAGATCTAACTTCGAAATCAAATTTACTATCTACTGAACCTAAAGAAACATCAGTGACTGTGGTAGAAATATTTCCTACAGGTAAATTTGATGATGCTGCTACGCTTTGTCTAAATCTTAATTCGAGACCTTTCTGTCCATTTGTAGGCGATGCATAATAAGCAGAAAATTCTGCTCCTATAAGTCCACCAGGACCGCCTGCTCTGAATACTCGTTCAATACTTGGACCTTCACTTTCAAAGTAGTAGTTAGTTGGAGTATCATTGTACACTCCAACTTTTAGTTCATTGGTTTCAATACCTAAAGAGTTCAATGCACTGTTAACAACTACTTTACCTGTTCCAGAAGGATCGATATTAATGTTTTCGTTACCAACTAGGCCATTAATATTGTTGTTTATTATTCTGATATTTCCGTTGTTTAGTTCATTTAATGTAGTTGCTACTGATATAGTAACAGCATCACTGGGGCCGTTTGTAGCTAAAACAATATTATTCCCTGCAATAAGAGTTAATGTTTCTGTATTGTTAATCGCAGATAGTGTATCTTGCCCAGCTACGGCTACATTGCTATAGTATCCTAAACTAGTGCCACCAGCAGTAGAGCCATCACCTATAAAAAGTTTTTTAGTATCAGTTGTGTAAAGAGGCTCGCCGACTAGTGGTGTGTCAACACCGGAAAGTGCTAGTCTTTGTGTATTTGTACCTCGTCTAATTTGTAACGCCATGATGTCTCCTAATTCTTTTAGAATGTTCCTAAATCTATATCAAAACTTGAAGGAATTGTGAAAGATCCAAAATCCAAGTCCCCTGAAGCTCCAACGAGTGTACGAACATCGATTCCGTAAATTAGTGCTTCTATGTTCCCGCCACCAACAATATTAAACCCGTTCATGTTTAAATTGCCACCTAATGTGGGTGATGTTTCGCTTTGTAAATTTCCAGATCCAGATATGGTAACAGTGTTACCATCTGAAGTTAGTGATATATTTTGCCCTTGAACCAGGCTTTTGAATTGTAAAGTGTTTCCAGATTTTTGGGCAAATATGACCTGACCAGACCCTAAATTTTGAGCTGATGTGGTATTTTCTACATTTAAAAAGTTAAAATTAGCATTGACTTTTTCAAAGGCCGTACGAAGATCGTCTCCAGTACCGTCATTTGCGTAATTTCCTAAGTTAATTGTTTGTATGGGCATATTTTATCTCTCTAGTATATTTACCGTTATTGTTTAAGTTGGACTATTTGTTCCATATAGCGGCATCCATAACCCGTCGAAACCGGAGTAGATAAACTCTGCTACAACGCCAGCTGATATATCTCTGCCAAGCAGTCCAGGATTTACTGTAAGGGTAGCAAGACTAGAACCGTTGAAAATAACCAAACGTTGTCCAGGTACACCGGCCGGTAGCGTAACTGAAGTAGGATCGGTTCCTGAATACCCTATTGCCGGTGTAACAAACAATAGATTAAAATCTACTGTTGTTGGGGCATAGTCAACTGCACCAGTGTCAACTGTAAATACCTGCTCGCCTTGTACCAACGCTGTGGTCTGAACTGTGGCATCTGGGAATGTTAATGAACCATCATCACCAAACTCCCAATTGTGAACGTAAGTATTGGGATAGGTGTATACACCTGTTGGAGCCACACTACCCAATGGAGGATTAGTGTTCCACTGTGCCAATGGTTCATTCAATGAGCCTGTGTTGACATAAAGTGCTTGATCAAATCCTGGAACAAAAATTCCAAAGCCCATTCCAAACTCAATGTAAGGATCGGTGGCAGGATTATAACCAGCAGGATACCAAATTGAATTTGCTCCATCTTTGATGTAGGTTAAATTCACTGCTGTAAAATCAGCACCACTGATAACGATGGTAGTCGGTGGATCTGATATTGGTACTTCAGTTTCTATAGATATGTTGCTGGATACAGGTGCTTTGATTTTATCGTTAGGGAATGTTATTTCACCATCTGGGCCAAAACGCCAAGTGTGAGCCGTGCCTGTTGGACCTGACATTAGTGCGTTGGTCGTAACAGAAAATCCTGGAGGTGCTCCGTTGTTGTCAATTGTGATCCGAGTATTATCACCGCCAATTATAACGGTTTGACCGCCAGTACCAGAACCATCGATGGTCATAGAGTTTGGTAATGTTATTACACCATCCTCACCAAACTGCCATCTACGCAGAGTACTATCTGATAAGTTGATGTCAATGTTGATAGCACCCTCGCTGCGGATATCACCTGGTACAGTTAAACTACCATCTGTGCCAAACTGCCAAACATTAGTAGTATCAATATTAGGAGTGGTTATTTCAATACCACCGTTGACTGTTGTGCGAACATTGTGATCATCAGTGCCTAGAAAGATACTGGTTTCAGTCAAGTCGCCTGTGGTCAAGTGTAGGTGATGCTCAATATCAAATGTAGGTGCGTCACCGTTAATCAAGCCTGATTGAACACCTAAACTCGAAGGGTCATAGTTATTGTCTTCGGGTGACACACGAATAGTAAACTCATTGTCATCACTGTCTAGTTCAAAACTAATAGTGCCGTTACTGCCAGTTAATGCCACTGTGCCTGATCCTGGATCTGATATGTTAGCACCCTCTGGGTAGATCCACCAGTAGAGCGTTTGGTCAGCGTAAGTAGGTGAATATATATAGAAAGTAAGAGTATCGCCAACTAGAGCGGTGTTATTGTAGTAATTTATGTTTATACCATTGTCGGTATAGGTATAGTTGGGTGCTCCGCCGCCTTTGATCACCAACTTTTGACTGGCCACATCTGGACTGGCTGGAGTAAGTTGAATTGTAGGATTGCTGGTAACATATCCTTCAGTGATAGTACCGCCTGCTGGCAATGTCACTGTGCCAGTATCGCCTAAAACAACGGAATACA